TCCGACAACAGGTGTGAACCCAACTCCACACCCTTGTAACAAGAGCCACAAAGAGTCAACAACATCATGGATAGTCTCCACTTTTAAATGAGCACAATTAAACTGACTAGCTTCTCTCTTCTTAGCTACATCAGTTCCACCTAACCATAAGGTTCTACCTGATACCATGACCTTACGTTCTAACAGGAGCTGACGTAGTTCTTCAAGTTCACTGTTAAATCTTTCTCTTAAATCTTCACCAGACTCATTCAATGCTCTGCTCCACAACCATGCCTGATGATTAATTACACGATCTATAGTCTGTTCCCAAGTCTCATAGGTTTCATCCTTATCATCTAAAGGTCTACTGTAAGTTCTCCTCGTGATAACTTGTGCTCTAACAGAAGGTTTATTCATACACACTCCTCTAGGACAGGTGGTTTATAGTTTTTTCCTTTCAATACTTTTCCATGTTCACATTTGACAACAGGAAGCTTACTCATGTTAGATTTATGGACAAGATTATATGCCTTATCAAAATCTAATCCAAAAGAAACAGCAGTTCCTTTAAGAACATAGACCACATCACATAGCTCTTTCAAGAAATCCTGCATTAATACATAGGTTTCCCCTTGGTCTATGTTTCCCTCCAACTGAAAGCCAGCTTCAGCCAGTTCCTGCACCTCTTCAAATATCAACTTCATCCTAAACTCAAGGAGTTCTTTACTGAAGGGCTGATCAACAGCCAACTCCATCTTCTCATGAAACTTCCTGACTTTTTGCACTATATTTCTCCTCTTTAATCATTTCTAAATAACGTATTGCCTTATCAATATCTTCTTTACCGCCCTTCATGTCATGTCTTAATACATACTTTATCACGTTCCCCTCAGCATAAGGAATCTGATTCCTCATAATAAAACTGATTGGTTCTATGTCATACCTAGCATAATAATCAGGAGACACATTCTCTTTAATCATATTATAAATCTTTACATTTTTGTTGAAGGAGTCCATAAATTAATTTCCTCTTTGTTAAAATCATAATCTTTAGTTCGTAAAATTCTAGCAACTCTAGCTTGAGTTAACGCATGATCTTCAGTCAATCCTGCTTTTGCATAAGCATCTATGATGGTCTGCCACCTAACCCCTTTAGTTAGAAGGAGTTCTGTAGCTTTCTTCGGTCCTATACCTGGACACCCCTTATAATTATCTACTGAATCTCCTGTTAAAGTCTGGAAGAAAAACATATGATCGGCAGTCTTCTCATCTATAACTTCAGTAACCTCTGAGTCCATGTTGTAATACTCACAAGGAATCGTAAGCATATCCTTATCAATAGAGATGATTATATTTCGATCAAACCTTCCATCAGTAGCAAGGATACCCAAGACATCATCAGCTTCTAACATGGGTTGAGTCTTAGTAGCATAGTACTCTTTAAGATAAGTCTCCAGATGATTATATCCTAAAGGCTTCTTACTATCTTTCCGGTTTAACTTATAATCGGGAAAAATTTTTCGCCTAAAATTATTTGCCCTGTCTGAAAAACAAATAGTAGTAGTAAAATCTTTTCCTTCTCCTAATTTCTCCTGCCACTCTTGAATCATAAAATTGGCTTGAGCTTTTAACTCCTCTACATTAGTAGCAGTTGTTAAAATCCCATCATCCCAATGTACCACTGTCTGTACTGCCCAACACACTTTGTATGTAAGTATGTCTCCATCTATCAATAGTCTCAAAGTATCCATAGTAATCTCCCATCTTTAAATGTTCTTGGTAATGACACTCGTCACATAAATATCTACACTTCAGGGATTCTTTTAATCCTATTTTAAAATTATATCTCCCTATCCTAGAAATTTTAAATCTTTTTGTCTCAGGATTAATATGGTGAAAATGTAAAGATCTTTTTAAATCTATCTTGTTACAGTGTTCACAAGTAAAGTTTCTTAATAGACCTAAAATATACATTCTTACTTGATACCTATAGGCATCATAACCAGTTTTCTTTCTTATATACGGATTTTTAGAGAGTAAAAAAGTATGAAAACCTTTACAAAATTGTGCTAGTTTATCAAATGTATCAATGTGTTTCAGCCCAATTTCTTCCAATTTTAGACGTTCCACTAAGAGGGCATCCAAATTCATAGTAGTCTCCAGCTCTCGTAATCGCTTGTTCCGCTTCCGGTCCGATAAATTTTTTGGCATACCTCTCCTTGCATTCAATTTGAAATTCATCATGGATGTTAGCTGCAAACTCATAGTCCTCTCCAGGTATTAACCCTAACAATTGTAACCGTTTATCCAAGAGAATCAGAGATGTTTTCATCAAGATAGCTCCTGCACTCTGAAGCAGGGTGTTTAAAGCAGAATGTTCTGAACGTACATGGAGTCTTCTACCATCTAAACCGATGAGATGGCCTCTCCTGCGGTAAGCTTGCTTGACGGCTTCAGTTAACTTAAGCAAACCATCAACACCATTCAACAACTTCATCCTAGCTTGTTTACCTCCGCGAATATTAGTCCCTAAGATCTTACCTAGTTTTTCATTCCCTGCTCCATATATAAAAGCGTAGAAGAATGTCTTGGCAGTGTCTCGTGACTTTAAACCTACCAGCTTTTGATTAATAGAATGGATGTCAGTCTTATCTTTTGAGTTTCCTTCGACAGCAGCAGTAGCATACTTGCCACCATCATACTTCTTTAAGTACCCTGCCAAGGCTCTAAGTTCTAGGCCATCAGCATCACACCCAACCAACACCTTATTCTTGGAAGCCTTGAATAGTTCCCGACATTCTTTACCAAAGGGACTGTAAACAGCAGGAACTTGAGCTACATTAGGAAAAGAATGAGTACACCTACCAGTAATAGCTCCATTGGTATTTACATTTCCAAAGATTCTCCCATCCCTCTCCAGTTTCAACCAAGCGTTATCACCTTCAGCTAGTTGAGATATTCTTTTAGATAGGAGGAAATGATTGAACAGCTCATCACAACCTGGATAGGGTAAAGATCTTAAAATTGTCTCATCAATTTTAGGTTTACCATTAGGAGTAAAGTCTTTAGGCTTCCAATCATAGTCCTTTTGAAGCTTATAACTGATATGATCCCTGCTGTTAGGATTAAAGCTTACCTTCTCTATCTTATTAAAACTTTCACCAGCAGTATAACCCTTAGCCTTGTTATCTTTCTTCGGAGTGAAGCTCCCCAAGTCCCTGTACCAACTGCCAAATCGTTTTTTTAGTTTAGCCCCAATTTGTTCCTTTTGTTTGAGAAGCATGACATATAATTCTTCCCCTTTCTTAACATCAAAAGAAAAACCGTTCTCAACTTGTCTTTGAATAAGATAAGCAAACTCATGTTCTAGCTTAACAGCTTCCTCATCACACTCAGCTTCACATAGATGATCAAAAAGAGTAGAAGTAATAGCTACATCCCTAGCACAATAATCTGCCATCTCATTAGTGAACGTAGACCAATCAGTGTCCTCATGGTTGAAGTCACCCTTCAGCATACCTAATCGATAACCCCAAGCTTTTAAACTATGAGAACCATAGAGCTTGGTAGGAATGTACTTCTTCTTAGCATCTAAGGTCATCATGTGAGAGTAAGCTAATCGAGATACCACGAGAGTATCACTTATCTTTGTCTCCTTATTAGGAGTCCAGCCTAAAAGTTTCTTTAGTACTGGCAGGTCATACCCTAATATATTATGTCCCACCAGACCCTCAGCATCAGACATTACCTCTAAGGCTTGTTCTAAGTTATCGTACTGGTCCTCATTAGCAAACACCTGAGAAGCTTGTGCTCCTTCTACTGTCATAGCTAAACAATGGATCTTGGAGACATCTGGAAGTAAACCATCAGTTTCTAAATCAAATATTATATTCATATTTAAAATGCCTCTTCAATATATTCACATTCTCTCAACCTACCTGTTTCCCTGTCGTAGTATAGTCTCGCTGCAACTCCTGTCGAACTCCCCTTGTATCTAGCCTTGAGAATTCTAACAGTTGTTTCACCTTCTTCTTGTTGATTTCTTTCGAGTCCAACCACGAAATCACTAAGCTGAGCGATGCTTCCACTTCCTCTAAGATCATTAAGTGATATTTTTCTGCCGTCTTCATGTCCTCTCCCGTCTGCTGGTTTTCTTAAGTGAGATACAATAAAAATACCGATGTTAACTTCTTCTGCGAGTGATCTAAGTTTAGTCATCAAGTTATCTATGAGTCTTCTTTCATCTCCACTCTCAATACCACTGATCATGATAGAGATGTGATCAACAATGATCCAAGAGACATTACAGCTCCTCGCTAAGTACCGGATACGGTTGGAGAGAACGTCTCCATCCATACTACCCCAATGATCATAGAGAAAAAGTCTCCCTGTATTTAATGTTTTTTCCCATATATCCCGTAAAAATTTTTCCTCTAAATTATCCTTCAGGTGGAGCATTTCATTGGCTTCAATAGACATGAAGTCAATGGCTGCTTGACGTACAGACTCTTCAAGAGCAATATAACCAATTGTTTCTCCTTTTGAGAGGAAGTATGACGCAATTTCTTTAACAGCGGTAGATTTTCCAGCTCCTGTCCCTGCACAAAACGTAACGAGTTCACCTTTTCTAGCTCCTAGAGTAAGGTTATTAAGACCCTGCCAAGGATACTCCATATCAGCAGCTTGCATCGGAGTGTTTACCAAGTCCCAAGTATCCTCACCAGCGATAATTCCATCTGGCCTGTAAACTGAGGCCCTGAACATAGCGTTAACCATATCAGATCCGCGATTAGCTAAGAGCATTTCATTAGGATCTTTAAGAGGGAGGGATGCTATCTTACATTTTCCTGGTGGGAAAAGCTCTGCTACCTTACGAGCTGCATTGTTCCCTTGAGAGTCGTTGTCAAACATTAATATTACTTCTTCAAAATTACCTAACAACCACTCTAAATCTTTAGCTATGGCTTTACAGGCTGATCCTACACCGTTTGGAATGGATACTACAGGGTACTGGCAACGCTGGACCTCAGCTACAGATAAGGTATCTATCTGGCCTTCTGTTATGACAATACGTTTACCTGAAGTCCAGCATTGTTTTCCCCATAAACCTAAATCTCTAGTTTCCCCTAAGATCGGAAACTCTTTATCTTTAGTTCTTAACTGTTGAGCTACGAGTTTATTGTCCTTGTCAAAATAAGGAGCAATATGAATCTTCTTATTATTATCGTAATTTACTTGATACTTAAAAAATCTGCAAGTTTCTTCGGATATTCCACGTTTGCTAAGGGACTCGTAAATACCCTGTCTAAAAACACCGTTGGACTTTGGTATATCTGGTACATCAACTGAATCGCTACTATGCTCATAATAAGAACAGCTATCACCGAAACAATACGCATGACCATCTGGATACCTCGCTAAATTATCTTTAGAACCACATTTAGGACA